TGTTACTTTTGATGCAACTATCGCTAATACTCTTAGTGCTACGGAAGCATTTGCCGATACACTAATATTCACTGGTGCTCCGGGTTCAGTATTAACTCAAACGATTCCACAAACACAATTTTCACCAAGTAGTGGAAAAACATATACAATTATTAACCGAACAACAGGTTCTAACAATAATTTTAATATGAAAAATAGTGCAGGGTCTACATTAATTAATATACCTGCAAATGCAACGATAAATATAGCTGTTGTAGGAGTAACTATATACATATTAGGCGCATCATCATCACCTATTCTTACAACCGTATCACAAATATCTCCATTTCCATTGGCTATATGTTCAGTACCTGGGTCACTTGAAGGGTCACTTTGTATGGTAAGGCTTAGACCACAAGCATCTGGAACCTTCACTAAAATGACTGCATTTTTAGCTAACTCTAGTGGTTTAAATGTGCAATTGGGTGTGTATTCATTCAACACAACAACGAATCTTGCTACATTGATATCATCTGGTACTTTAACAGCACCAAGTGGTGGATTTGCATCAGCAACCCTATCAACACCTGTAAACATTACAGCTGGCGTTGATGGATGGTTAGCGTGGTGCCCTCCATTTTCTGGTATTAGTGGATATGCCGCTATAGTTCCAGCACCAACAATAATGTCAAGTAATATACCAATCTTTTACAAAGGTTCTAATACATCTTTACCAGCTACAGTCACTGTAACCTCTGGCTCATCAATGGTTGCGATGCCTTGGCTTGAACTTAATTATTAACAATAGGAATTAAAAAATGTCACAATTTATCAACCCAACCATTGACGAACTACTTTTCACAGCAGATACCACACTGATGGGTGTATTATACCCATCAGGAAGTGGATTAAAATTGAATGTGACCAATGTAAGTCTTGAATTTTTCCAAGAGATTTTCTCTAATTATACATCTAATGTTAAAACTATTAATTTTCTAATGACTGATTTATCCGTATTAGAGGCATCCTTAGTAGATGAAGCGGCTTATAGAATTGCATTATATAATTACACTTGGGATTTATTTTATTTCAATGGTCAATTAATGTATTTAATGAGAAATACAGCATATACAGTTAGTGATTTAAATTTAGTACCGCTTCCAGTGACACGAAGTATAAATAATTTGATACCTACGTGGAATAATGGAAATATTACATGGGAATCATATCAACCATATAATCCAGAAACGATGCCTACATTAAGTCAATATGGCGCTGTGAAAATTAATGGTAATGCCGATGGAAGTAAACCTAGTTGGACATCACAAGGTAATATTGGACAAACTATAACATACACAACACCATTAACATTAAGTCCGACTGTTCAAAACTGGCCTTTTGGTCATGATGGACAAGATTATTTATATGATAAAATAACAAACCGTTTTTTAGAAAATCCTGTAGATGGGCAAAGCCATACATGGCGTGTAGAGTTAACATTTAGTAACCCAACCTCACAAAACGTATCACTTTCAGCAAAATTAATTAATCCATTTAGTGGATTTGTTAATCGCGCATCCGCTGTATTGCCCTCTGGAGTTGCTGATAAGATTATGTTAAATTTAATTACAATTGCTGATTCGGCAAGTATAGGGTCTGGTTACTTATTAATAGTTGAATGTAATGTGGCTAATATACAACTTACACTGGATAGTGTTACTAGAATTTCTAATTCAATGTAAAATAAAAAGGCATTCAAATGAATGCCTTTTTTATTATTTTTTTGGTATTTGATTTAGATAACCGACTGTTATTTGATTATCATAATCTTCTTGTTCAATGGGTTCCCATTTGATTGCTGAAGCAGTTGTACTCAAAGTATAGCCTTGAGTTTCAAATGCATTCAATAAATCTTTAATTTCAATACCATCTTTTTTATAGACTTCACCCAATACAGTATCTTGACCTTTACCGTCATGTCTAGGTTGGAAATCATATTCCATTCTAGTAAAATCACGATTTTTTTCACGACCCGGTGTTCCTGCAAATGGGTCAGGGTCTACATATTCATCTTGTATTTCAGCAAGTTTATTAAAATCATGTGCTTGATACTGTTTGTATGCACGTTCTTTAAATTTATCACTTACCGCACCAAGTTCACCATTTCGGTGAAAATTCTTTTGAACTGTTTGGAACCAATCGGGAGGACTCCAAGCTATATTAAAATTGTTCTGATTTAGATTTGACATATTGACCTCATCCACTATTATTTATAGTTTATATCATGAGGTCATTTCAATTGTTCAACTTTACTAACATAGGCTGTGAGTGCATTGACAATAGGTTCAGAAATTTTTGCCAATCTAGGACCATATTCTTCTTTACCTTTTGGCAACCAATATTCAACTTCTTTAAGCGTTTGGATTGCTTTACGAATGCTATCACAAGCAGCTCCAATAGCATGTGCTTGGTTAGCCTCTAAATCGGGTTCTAATTGTCCAATAGAACCAAGTACATCTCTCATTTGGTCAAACTTTTTACTAGCATCCATAAAACTAGGTTCTGCCGCTGCTTCCATTCTGTATTTACTATACGTTTGCTGGAATTTCTGAGTAGCGTCACCGCCTTTATCTTGTTGAGGTGATGAAGTGTATTGCTCTAAATTATTCATGTCAACAAACCCCTCAGTTAAAGGTTTAATTGCTAATTTTGGTTGTTGACTTCTTCTACCATGCGGTAGTTGTGGAATGTATGGCAAATCACCATCATCCTCTATAGGATTATAATTTTCGAATTGTGATGGCATACCTTGTACTTCCTGTGGCTCTTCCTCATAATAGGATTCAGCTTTTTGATATTGAAATTTTTTAGTCATAATAACTCCAATGTGTTATCTTTATAGAAAAAATATATTAAATAATTAAATAATATTAAATGTTTGTGTCACCTTGTTTTCCACCAGAGCAACAACTTGGACCTATTCCACCTATTCCTTGTCCACCCGTACCATTACAAGTGCCTGTAGGAATAAATTGATTGCCAACTACTTGCCAAGGATATTGGTCTGTGCTTGAATTAATTCCTAGAATAACCCCAGACATCCCGTTTGATTGTATATTTTGATTACTCATAAATTCTCCTTGAAGCCCACCAATATTTAATCAGTGGGTAGTTGACTATTTAACCTCTTTATTCATTAAGTTTATAAAAAATAAAAACCTTGGGATTTCTCCCAAGGTTCTCATTTTTGTATTCGACACGTATAAAATTATACGCCTGTGTCGCCTTGTGTGCCCGGAACGCAGCAGTTAGGACCAACACCACCGATACCTTGTCCACCAGCACCGTTACAATCATAGCTTGCGCCATCAAATGTTCCACCAACAACTTCCCAAGGATATTGGTCAGTAGCAGAGTCGATACCAAGAAGAACGTTATTGATACCAGTAAAGGTAACGTAACGATAGAATTGACCAGCACCAAGCAAGTTAGCAACGATAGCGTAACGTGATTTCACAATCAGACGTGGAGAGCCATCTTCTTGACCAGCAGTTTTGGTGAAGATATAAGGGATATAAGGCATAAAGATAATACCAGATTCACCTTGACGTGGGCCTTTATAACCAACGAGGGCATAAGAGCTTGTAGCGTAGATGTCACGGTAAACTTTAATTCCACCACCAATCAAGACACCAGCTTCAGCCACACCACCAGAAGGTTGCATGTTCATGTTAGAGCCAAGATAAGATGGTTGATAAATACCATTGTTCAATGTAGAAATAGCAGCTACGATGTCTGGAGAACAGATAGCGAAGTTACCAGAACCCATGCGGGAAGTAACAGCAATTTTCTGTGCAACAGCAAGGATAGTGTTTACAACACCACCAGCGATAGCTTCAGCAGACCAACGACCAAGAATAGTGTTAGGCAATGTAGCGTTCAATGGAACGTTCAATGCAGCTTCACCACCAAGACCCGGTTGTTGAGAAACCCAAATCATTGCAGCAAGGATTTCACGGTCAATTTCTTGTTGAATTTCGAATTGAAGTGCTTCGAGCAACAATGCTTCGACATCCTGTCCGTGAACAGCTGCCAAATCTTGTTGAAGTTCTAAGGTGTATTGTGATTTGATGGCACGAGTACCAACAATTACAGAACCTTTAATAACTTTGATAGAAGCGGTTTTAATTTTGTTATTGTAAGGAGAATTAGCCAATCCAAGACCATTGGTATACCAAGGATTTTGTGTTGGGTTATTCTGAGCACCAGTCCATTGTTCGGTGTAGTTAGACAACCATTCACCTTGTGAAGTTGTCCAAGCAAGACCGTCACCTGGTTGGTAACCAGTATAGTCCTTATCAAGGTCATAACCAATTTCAGCTTTTTGTCCATTACGGAACTGATTGGTTTTAATGAAATCATCATACAAGTAACGCAAGGCAAAATAAATACCTTGTGGAGTTGTTGTAGGAATTACAGCGACTGTATTCATTGCAAGCAATTCTGGGAACTGTCTGCGAATAAGTGGCAATGCGTATTGCTGATAGACAGCAACATCAGATGTTACGTTCACTGATTCTGGAAGATAACCCTTGTTAAGTTTAACTTGGTTTTCTAAGAGACAAGCCAAAACACCAGCTTCGGTTTGACTTCTGATAGGAGTTCCAATGTCAGACTCAAGGACGGGTGCCCATTTTTGAATCAAACTTTTTCTTTGTGTAGCCATTTAAGTATACCTCTCAATATTTTATGCGACAACCAATGATGACTCTTTGGAGTCTTCAATGATATGTTTATAAGATGTGAATATTTTTTTTAAAATCTTTTTAGTTAAATTGCATTGGAACACGAAAATGACCCCAAAAAGGGGTCATATAGTTGTGTAATACAGCTTTTTAACTGGTTATTATCTGAAACGATAACCGAGGTTATTGAAGTCATCAATCTGTGTCAAAGCAACTTGAGTATCTTCTTCGACTTCCATTAAAGCCTTTGGTCCATCAATGGATTCTTCCAATATTTGATTAGTTATGTTAGGTGCTCTACGAGAACCAACTAAACGCTGAGACCTTAAACCCTTGGACAATCCTTCAAATTTTGGAGTAGGAGACGTAACATTTGCTACACCACTACCTCTAGGTTGATTATCCATATCTTTTAAAGCATCTCTAACTTGGTCAAGATTAATATCACCTGCAAACTCTTCACGATTATTATCAATAATTAAACTACTGAAATCACCATCAAGAAATGCGTCAACTTCATCTTGCACATCAAGGATGTCTTTATCTTTAAAATATTCCAATGCGGAGTTTACAATTTCTGGTTTCATGCCCTTTAATCTGGACAGAATAAAGTTTTCTTTCTCCGCATCGCTTAATTGTTTCTTAATCTCTTGTCTTTCTTTATAAGCACCTTGCAAATTATCATCCGCTAGGCGAAGTTTTGATTGCAACTCTTTTGTTCTTTCAGTCGTTGAAATTCCAGAATTTTCTAAAAGATTAACCATTTCATAAATGATTTTATATAACTTGGCATTGACTGTATTACCCACGTTATCTTTTACACTCTCGATAATAGTTTTATTAACTTGTTCATCAAATTTCTTTGTAAGACTTTCAACAAGCATGTTAAACTTATCAGAAGTTTGTTTTTCAATTTCAGAAATCTTGTCATTATATGCTTTATTAACAGACTCACCTAAAACAATTAAATCTTTTTTAGAAAGTTTTTCACCAATTTCTGGAGTAATTAAATTTTGAATATCCAATGCCATAGTATAGTATCCTTAAATCACTTGCTGACCATTGGTCATTTTTTTAAAATAGCTTTCTAAAGCAGCTTTATTAAATTCTTTTTTACCAACTCTGATTTTTGTACTCATATCACAGTTCATCAAAAATTGTCTATTAGCCATTTCCACTGCTTCGGTCAATACTTGAACTTTGTTTCCTTTGATAGATTCATACATAGAAGAAATCAAAGCCTTATCATCAAAGCTAGGATTACCCACCACATCAATCGTAATCAAACGATAATCATCAGTTACTTCATAAAATCCCTTACCTGTGTCTTTAACAGAACCAGCCCCACGCAATGAGTAACCCGGTACATAACCAGCATTAATAAGTGCTTTTAAGGCTTCACCTGCTGGATGGTCATCAACAACAGCCATTTTACAGAAAAGGTCATTACCTTTGAAATACAATTCTTCAACAACAGCACATGCTTTCATCAAATTTATTTCAAATACAGAGTAATCCTTGCCATCACCGTCACCCGTTAATCTTGGGTGATTCAATTCGGCAACACCTCTACCTTTCTTAATGAACTTATCATTAAATCGCTTAACTTCTGGCGCAAGCACCACTTTTGGATATGCACGACCGTTAATACCAGCAAGGTCAGTAACAATTGCAGTTCCTTGAATCTTCATTTTCTTTACAGGTTTACCAGCTAAGTCTACTTGGTTTTCATAAATTGCTTTAATCATACTGTAGTCATGCTCTGGCTCTTGTAGCAATATTTTGCTAGACATCTTTATCTCCCTTAAAGCTCTCCGTAAGAACTTGCATTATTGTGTCTTCCTTTTCGGGAATAATACTTTCGGACAGCTCTTTTATGATGCTGTTTATCTTTTGTGTATCATCCGCTAGGATTCCACTTATAAGGGCTTTTATTTTCTTACGATATTCCATAATTGAAGTTTATATTACTAACCATTTTGTTATTAATTAAAAACCACCACCAGTGGCATCCATAGGAGCAAGTCCCATATCAGTCGCACCACCCATTGCACCACCCATTTTTTCTTCTTCTTCACGTAACGTTTCTTCTTTCAACCAATAATCATTTTGCACAATTTCAGCATCGCTAAGACGAAGAGCTTTAATAAGAGCGTAACGTTTGGAAAGAATACCACCTACGTTTTCTTCAGTTTTAACATATCTCATTACCTTTTCAAATGTATCAAGATTAGTATTCAATATTTCAGCATCAATAAAGTTTTGGAACGCATTATTTTTATGGAATATAACACCAAAATTTTCTTCAATTTTAACATCATCATTAATATCATTTCTGGTATTAAGAATCATGACAAATAATCTTGTCATAAGAGTGTCAATAGGAATTTGATAACGCTGTACCATTCGAGCAAAGGCAACCTCTGCTTGAGTTACTTCACCAATTTTACCATTAGAATAATTTTCACCATCACCAGCCAAAGCAGTAATACGACCCGGAGGTACTTTCATAGCATTAACAAGATTACGTTTGAAATATTTAAGGTCTTCAATGTTACCAATGTTTTCACCACCCGGAAGACGAGTAATGTCAGACCCTTGTGTTTGATTACTTGTTGAAATGAAGAAATGCTCACCCAAACCGATTACACGACCATAGTTTGTCACATCACCAGTTGAAGTATTATAGTCAACACGTCTTGACAAAGTTTTGGCTTGGTCTTTCATATGCTTTTCAGCTTTAGGCTTCGGCATCATACCAGTATCAATCTTAAATACTAATTTTTCAGAACCCCATTGAATACGATACATAGTAATAGAGTCTTCAATAGCATTCAATTGATTAAATGGTTTAA